TTTTCACAAGATTTAAATATTTTGGTCCTATTATAGTAAAACAAAATATAAATGAGGTGTTGGATGAGGCTCTAACACATGATGTAGACTACTGTATAGTGCAATCAGTCGGGCACATTATCAAAGATGTTCAGTTTTTTAACTTTATTGATAAATGGATTGATAAACAAGATTTTTTCATAACTGGGCATATAATGGATAAAAATAAAAAGAATCTAAATAATCCTTCAGGTAAAGAAGGTTATTACGGATTACACAAACAGTGTATGTTAGTAAATCTTAAATACTACGAAAAATTTGATAAACCAGTATTTGGAACTAAAATGTCAAGCGAAGAAAGAGTAGCCAAGGCTAAAAGGCATGTAAAAGATATTCACGATGACTATACTCCTCTATCTCTTTCACCTACAGAAGAACTAACTGTTTGTACACCTCTCGTTGATGGGTGGAATTTTATAAATGTTAGCCTAGCCAACGACCTTACTGTCTATAACTTTCACCCTAAAATAAGGGAATCAAAGCAATACATATACCCTAAAACTAGCGCAGCTGAATTAGAACATCAACTATCTTGGATTACTAACATTGTTGATTATGCTCAAGATTGTGTCTTTTTCTGGAATACTGAAAACTATGCAGATTTAAAGTATGTTAAAATGGAAAAACCTCTTAATAATCTGTATGCAGTTGCTGCTAGTTTTAAACCTAACATGATATTAAATCATTATGGGTTCACAGATGATTGTAAGGTTACCTATTTTGATTACAGTAAATCAGCATTAGCTTTTAAAAAGCTACTACTTCAAGAATGGGACGGTGAAGATTATCCCAAGTTTTTAGACTATGCTCAAAGAAAGTATAGCATAAACGAGACAGGTGGGAATGAAACTCAAGATTTTACTAGAGATGAGTTATGGAAAAGAGAAATTAATTGGTGGGGGTCAGAAAAAGCTGTTAAAGATCATTGGGATCGATATAAAAGACTTTCACACTCTTTTATACACACTGATATCTGTAAAAATCCAGAAAAAATTACCTCTCGAATATTGCTTGGCGATAGTTCTGTAATTTGGTGGAGTAATGCCTTTCATACTGTAGGCGCACAGTATTTAAGAGGATTAAGTGGTGTTAAAGGCTGTTATGAAGAATGGCTTCGTCAACTAGAAGGAAAGAATCCAGACATTTGGATTTTAGGAAAAGACTATTTAGATCGCCCAGTAGAGGGTGAGCGTTTAAAGGATTATACCTATGCTTATGGTAGCGAAGACTAAACTAGTTTTTGATAACTCTTGGTTATTTAAACTTAACTTTAAGCCTCACGATGATTACGATCTTGCAGGAAATGTAGACGCAGTGTCAATTAAAAGTGTTGACGGCGGTATTCATAGCTTTTATAGAAACAAACCTGTAGAATATCCTAGTGATTTTAAATACACAAAATACTATGATTTGTGTAAACCTTTAATTGATTTTTTTAAGTTTGATACGACTCGTGTTAGAGTTCACAAACAAGAACCTGGACAAGCGATACCCCTACACACTGACGATAATAATCTTAATGCTAAAGATAACAGCGATTTTAGATTAAGAGCTGTAACAGCGTTAACAGGTAGTTCTGACTTTGTTTATCAATTTCAATTAAACGACGAGATCGAACAAATCAATTTAAAAGTAGGAGAGACAGTGATTTTTGATCCAGATTTAGTAGCGCATGGAATGATGAACAATTCAAAAACAGAAACTAGATACTCGTTAGTTCAAGTGTTTAGTGCTTATCCTGTAACCCCTTGGTTAAAAGACTTTATTAACATGGACAGAATAGAACTATTATGAATATCGATTTTGGAACAGCCTTTCACAAACCAAATGGAAATGCAGTAAAAGTTACAATTAACGAATTTAGAGAAAAGCTTTATCTCCACATTAGAGAATACTCTATGGACGGAGATACTGGTCAATGGTATCCTACAAAATCAGGGTTTTCAATACCAGCTGATGAAGTAAGTTCTCTTATACCCTTACTTGAAGAAGCAAGTGAAGCAGTAGCTCAACGTTATGTTTGGAGCACGCAATTAGATTTAGAACTGGAGTAAAAATGAGTGTTAAAGCTTGGAATGATGATCAAGAAGCTGAATTAATTAAATTATACACAGAGGAGGATAGAAAAGACGTTCACGAATTAGCAAATCACTTCTCAAAAGGTTATAGAAGTGTTATAAGTAAATTAGTTCAACTAAAAATTTACGAAAAACCTGTTATTGAAGAAGATGATAAGTCTCAAACAGTAAAAGTTATGCTTCGTGAATTAGAAGATATTCTTGAGATTGAGGTTGATGGTGTTAACCTAAATAAAAAAGAAAATCTTGTTAAACTACTCAACGCAATAAAACAAAAGGTTAGTTAATGGCTGCAAAAAAGAAAAACAGAATTAACAAAGTGTGGATGATACCTGAAGGAGAAAATCGTAACTCTGCTTCTTATCACTTTATACACCCTAAAACTCTTTCTCAAATCAGAAACGGTGTAAAACTACGAATTCGTAGATATCACCCAAAATTAAGAGAACACATCTGGTTTACTGAAACCCGTATGCCACCACATTCAAAATAGAGGTTAATATGCAAGAGAGACATGAAGAGTATATGAAGCGCAGATTGCGTGAAGAAGAAGCGTATGAAGATCAAAAATGGGAAGAACACGCTCAAATGTTAGATAATAAAAAATTTATCTTTGAATCTCCTGACAACGGTAAAACCGTGTATAAAAGACCTTTAGGTGAGCCATACACTCAACGAGTACTGGTTAAACCTCTTGATGAAGACGATGATTGGAATGGCTATGATGATCATATGTTTCAAGATGAGGAGACGTTTTTTGAATTTGAAATTAATGAATGGAAGTATAACGAAGAAGAACTTATACAAGAGTTCAAAGATTATGTAGCGTCTACTTATGATCAACACTATTCTCAAAATAAATATCAAGCAACAGAAATCGCCATAGAAGCCGGACATGGAACAGGGTTTTGTATTGGCAACATTCTAAAATACGCACAAAGATACGGTAGAAAAGGTTCTAGTGCAGAAGCCCGAAAAGACATTATGAAAATAATGCACTATGCTTTGATTCAACTCTATATCCATGACGAATATGAATCTTAATTTTATATGAATAATAAAATACTTTTTAAAGTTGAAGATATGTTTCATACATCTCCTCAACTACTACGAGACCAAAATAAACTAAAACAAGCTATTAGAGGCATCTTTAACGTAGATGTAGAAGATGTTTCTTTTACTAGGGTAGCAGATTTAGTTGAAAGAATAGACCGAAAAGTATTAGAAAAATATTTTGGTGAGATCTGGCAACCAAAAACTAAAAGTTTCAAATATTCTGGTTTAGCAATTATAAATGAAGTTAATAGCCTCAATCCAAAAAATGTTCTTGATATAGGGTGTGGGTATAACGAGTTTAAAAATAAAATTAATAATTTGATAGGGATTGATCCATATAACGATAACGCTGACATTAAAGTTTCTATTCTAGACTATATCACGGACTCAAAGTATGATGCTGTAATAGCTTTTGGAAGCATAAATTTTGGATCAACAGATAAAGTTTTTTCTGAACTTGAAAAAGCAGTCTCGCTTACTGCAAAAAACGGTAAGATGTTTTTCAGGGTCAATCCAGGATTACCTCACGAACCTCCAGAATCTAATTGGATTTCATTTTATCCTTGGTCTACTAACTTTATTGTTAATTGTGCTGATTATTTTGGTCTTGACATTTTAGATATAAAAAGCGATAATAACGGTAGACTTTATTTTGTGTGGAGTAAGCCACACAACTAACATATATCTTAACAACGCTCTTTAGGAAGTTCGTTAAGATTTTTTAATCCGTGCTCGCGAGGGCATGGATTTTTTTATGGAGTAATTACAGAAGTTGATCACCCTGCCTGATAAAATTTTTTTTTCTGGCGCTCCTGGTTCTAAATGGAGTGGCGTTGCTCAAGAAATTAAAAAAGACTCTAGATATAA